GCCCTCATAGGTCGCCGTCAGCCGGTCGTAGGTGATCGCGGCGGGTGAGCGTAGGGTTTCCGCGTCAGCCTCGAAATAAGCCTCCGCTGCGGTTCCTAGACCCTCGGCACCGTCAACGGCGGATACTGCTATGTGGCTATCGTCTAGGTAGGTGTGGAGGGCGACGGATGCCTCATCGTTGATTGTCCAGCGTTCGCCGGTTGCAGCGCTTTCCCAAACACTGCCGTCGCTCCAGTCGTCGGGGTCGAAATCTACAACTACCGTGCCATCGATACCGTTGAGGATTTGGGCTTTGAAGATTTTTCCAGCTAGAGGGAGAGTGCCGTTTGTATAAGACCCAATTTCTATTTTTTGTGTGCCGTCAAATATAGCAGCCACCGCGCCAGTTACAGTCGTGCCAAGTTGGGTCCAAGTAGCGCCATCCTCTGATGTGTAAAAGTCTAGATCACCAGTCGTGGCGTTCTTTGTTGCCCTGCACCAATGGGTGCTTCCGTTAGTAAATCCTGTTGCAGAAGTTGATAGCAAATCTGAGTCTGTATAATTTGTGCCGTCAACTGACATGGCGAATACTAATTTGCCCGCCGTGTTGACATACAGATAATAGGATCGTGTTCCCGCAGCGGAGGCCCATTTACTGACTAGGAACGATGCAGCCGCAGGAGTCCAATCATCCATTTCAACGTGGACTCGAATGTCAATGTCACCAGTAATCGAGTTAGCAGCGGCGTCAGGTGTCGAGAAACTATCCGTGGTGTTCCCCGGCAACACACCCGCATACTTGCTCCCGCCCAAGCCGCGCAAGTTCGTCTCGATGTAAGCCTCACCGTTCCGCGTCCAGACTTCGGCAGTCTCGGATGATGTGAAGGTCTTGCCGGATGAGTAATCGGTGGGGTCGAAATCAACTGCCAACGTGCCGTCAATGCCGGAGTAGATTTGAGCGCGGAAGATGCGGCCAAGCCAAGTGCCCTGCCCTGTTATCCCCAACCCCAATTTCAATAGCGCAGTCCCATCGTAAAAGGATGTAGTTGATCCATGAGCGACAGCATCGCCTAGCTGCGTCCAAGTCGTAACGTCGGCGGAATCAGCCACATCATCGGTTGCTGTGTAAAATGTAACGATTGCATCGCTTGCTCCATCATCTACATCGACTGTGATTCGCACCCAACCAGTTTCCCCGTCGGAGAAAGGTACAGCCGCAGTTGAAACTTCATTTACCTCCGATCCAGTTGCGCCTGTCGGCCACCAAATAAAGCGAGGTTTTCCATCTGAGTCTACCCGTAACGCCCAAGACCGATTGCTGCCACTAGACAAATCCTTCCCGATAAAATATCGCGTTGAATTCCAATCATCAGCAGACGCCTTAATGCGAATATCAATGTCGCCTGTGATCGAATTAGCAGCCGCATCTGGCGTCGAGAAATAATCTTGGTCAGCCACCCCCAACATAACCGCAGCCGTTGCACCACCAACCGGCTTCAATCGTTCCAGCCCCTTGAACACGGAAGTGCCAACCGCAGTGGAAGCATAGAGCCGGTCGTTGTCGGAATCGTAATCGACAGCTTGTACGTTGGTGGAACCGTTCAGGAGGCAATCGGCGTTGGGGGAGAATAGCGGGAGTTCGTCGGCGTAGATTTGTGCGATTTGGGCGGCTGTGGGGGCGTAGGCTGAGATTCGGAAAAGAGACACACTGCCGCTCGTTGGTATTGTTCCGCCTTGTTCTGTCCCAATGATATACGCTGGCGTGTTTGCTGCATCGTCAAGGTCGTAGGTCGCCGATTCCTCTGTATCGATCAGAACTCCATCTTCCCACATTTCCAAGACGCTAGAACGACGCAATGCGACTATGTGGACAGGTTCTCCAACGACTAAGTTGCTTATCGTACTTTGCACATTGAGCGTTATCGTTGTCTGTCTTATCCGCAAAGATATCCGTGTACCCTCTTGGAAAAGAGTTATTGCAGGAGCGCCAGCGGAAGGATCATCGCCGCGAACCGCTATGTATTTTGTCTCGTTAGCTACGCCGGGGATGAACCAAAGGCTTAGGGCAAAATCACCAGTCCCAAAATCAAAGTCGGCGCTGTACGGAACCTCAAGATAATTCGACGCGCTGAACCCCCCATACGCTGCAAGCTCGGTTGTATTTGCCATATCAAATCTCTCCCAAATGATTGAGAATTTTCTTCATCTGGGCAATCCAGCCGTCCTTAGTCTCAGCCATCTTCATTTCATTGCATCGGCTGCAACATGGGGTGATGTTCTCAGGAGAATATCCTTGTGCGGAGTCAATCCGATCTAGGCCGATTGTTTCAATCTCAGCGCCGCAATAGCTGCACGGTTTTTGCCAATGGACATAAAATTCTTGGTGGGAGATATTGAACTCTATATCTCGCCGCGCCGCGTTCTCTTGATAATAAGCGTACCGCAGCATCGGACTTTGGGTTGTCCTGCTTTCCAGAGGCCAGCACACCTTGCAAATCTTTGTGGCGCTGTGATGCGATACAAAATCATTCTCACACATGACGCATGTGCGGGTCATCCGAAGTCCGTTATACTTTCTATAACTGGATATTGCGCTGGCGGTACGGCCCAGACGTTCGCCAATCTCTTGCCCTGAAAGGCGAGGATGATCGCGAACAAATATCACTTCTTCCTCGGCCCACGGCTTACAAATATCCTTCCTCAACCCCAGTTTTCTCCGCAACTTATCAAGAGTTCCCTTGCTGCGTCCCATCGTTAGCGCCATCTGATTGATGGTCATCAGTGCATCGTTGTCTTTGACAAACTGGATTTCTTGTTCTGTCAGCCTCATCATGCCACCGCCGTTCGCGTTATCGTGCCATGAATGACGGGGTGGTTGGCGGCTACGGAGCGGTCGTCTGAAAGCTGCCTAATTATAATATTATCGACAAGGCAATCGGTCGCGCCAATCCGCGTCGTATAAAAGAATGCGGACCCCGCGACAAAGTTTACATCGACCGCACCAGTAGAGGTTTTTGTCGCAAACTGCGTACCACTTGTAAATTTGATCCCCGCGCCTGACGTGACTGTCACATCGCAGGTTAACTTGTACCGCTTTCCAGAGGTTGTGAGCGATTGATACGCCGCAATAGAGTTCCCATCAGAGAGAATCCTCATCTGACCGACGCCGTCCCACTCAACTAGGTTCGTTCCGGTTACAGTCCCTTCGACGGTCCAGCTTGTTATATCTGAGGCAAAATCCCCGTTGGTAACAAGATCACCGCCAACCAAATCCGTCACATCAGCCGAGCTTTCACTGAGCGCCAATTTTATGTCGCCGGGCATCCAGCCGGTGTTGTATGTGTTGGTGACGTGCGCCATCAGGCTATCGTCGAATTTCGCCTTGACGCGCTGGACAATGTTGAGGCCGGTGGCTTGGCCTAGTGCGAAGGTGGAAAGCGGCATGGCTGTGAGGCAGTCAGCGGTCGCGGCAGCAGCTAGAAGGGCGGGCGTGGATGCAGCGTCGTAGAGTTCGCTTGGCGTGACGGCATCGGCAAAGGTGAGTTCGGGCCGGTAGAGATCGATGTTGGCAGTTGTTTCGTTGACGCTGACAGCGCTGCCATCGGAGAGGATAACGCCGTCGTTCTGGTCGTCGGATGCGTTGTCTACGAAGTCCCAGATGACTTTTGATCCAACAGCGCCGGGGAAAAGGCGACCCGTACCCGCATCGTGGTGTAAGTCTATTGTTGGTTCGGGTAAGTTCAATCGTGAAGCATTGAGAGGCGTTCCCGATGGAACAAACGCAGCGATAGCGTTTGGAACTGCGCTGGTAAAAGCAATTCCAGCGGCTGAAGCATAAGCCGAGCCAGCGTTCCGGTCCGAAATTGTGCTGCCATAATTATACTGCGCGATAGTATTGATTGCCCAAGCAGCGTCGGAGATAAAATCGATCCCCCTCATTCCGTTCATGGCGGCAAAGATATACCCGTTAAGGGCCACCATCCCAATCATCCCTGCGCTATTGAGGATATCGTTGCCATTTTGGTTTACATCAAAAACCATCCACATCGGGCAAGATGAATCGTCGAGGTCGTAGATTGTCATCGTGGCAGCGCGTTGTACAATCAGCGCCCGCACAGGGAACCGTCGCGTGGCTCCGCGTGTGGCTGTGTTTAGGGTTTCGGTGAACCAACTCGTTTGATCAATTTTGAACCGCCAGGCGCCGCCGTCGCTGTCGTTGCGCGTATCATAGACAAAAACATCCACAATATCGGCGGCCGAGACCACAGTTTCGGCTTCCGCTGAGTAAGCAATAGTATCACTCAGCAGTTGGTTCCGGCCGTACAGGCTGATCCCGGTGGACAGCATATTAGTACAGAGCCCAGATGTCGTCCGCGGTACCGCCGGTCTCAAGTTGGATAACCGAGCAGGGGAACAACCCAGGTTTTAGCGGAACGTCCGCACGGGCGGTCCCATCTTCCTGGACCAGATTAGCCGTGCCCTCGGTCCCAACCCACAATGCCCGGCAGGCGCCGTCGGTGAAGTCGGTGTCATCTGCCTTGGTCAACAGGACAAATTTAGTTACCGTAATGTCAGTATTAATGCGGGGGTGCGCCATGAAATCCTACCTCTCCGGGATCACGTCCCGTTATTGGCCCGTACAGAGAAAGACGTCGGGAACCGCCATGCCTGGCCCCCGTGAAGGTTTTTGTGCATCGCGTCGACTCGCGCTCGAGAGATCATACCGCGGAACCGTCGGGAATGATAGACCGCCATTCGTTCATTAGAGTAGGGTTTCGCCGGTTGCGACATCATGTGCCCAAGCAGGCCATCAAGTATCCCCTGGCGGTACTGCTCAAAGACCCAGGCAGGTACTATCGGACCAGTATCGCTATCTACGGGCTCGTCAATGGTTAGCCCTACCGTGGCGTAGAAGGTATCGGCTATCGGGGGGAGATTATTGAGCACGATCGTACCCGGGACCTCCATGGTCGCCCCGATACTCCGGGTTGTCTCCACAGTCGTCCCGTTACCGTCCTCCACGGAGATCAACCGATAGAGCGCCGCCGAGGATACCGCGGATGCGATGGTGTGCGACCAATCGGTCGTGGTGACCGCGAAACTGATTATCTCCCGCCAGCACATCGATGTCTTGAACAGCTCATCAAGGACCGCGAAGGTCTCCTGGTAAATAGCGGCGTCAAGCGCCCCAGGGAGCCGCATGCGCGCCTGCGCCATATATCGGGTGAGTTCGGATGCGAGGGTCATTAATTACCTCACGAGGCCACAGTGAGAAGCTGGGCGGTGAATTTACTCATCATGGCGGCCGCAAGTGCTCCTGATGCCTCTTCGTCGTCCCGAGTATGGGCTGATCCGACGATATAGTACAATAGGCTGGGGCGGTACATGACGTCAATCACAAGCACTGTGGCGTCCACTGCGCTGTATTGGGTTACGGAATTCGGAATGGCATTGAAAAGATCCGGGCGAATCCGGCGGGCTTCGTAATGCGCCCGATTCAGGATGCTCAGGAGTTCGGCATCGGAATAGCGGTAGATGACAGTCGTATCCTGGAGGAGCACGCGTGCTTCGGAGATTATATCGGTAACGGTAAGCAGCGCCATCGGTCAGCCCTCTCCAGTAGTAGTTGGGGGGCTGGAGCGCCCAACCCCCCATGTTACCTTGCGAGGTTACCCTTTGAGGATAATCGCCTGAGCAATTGCGACAGAATCGACGGTCTTATAACCGTAAATCTGAAGGCCACGCAGGATGGTGCCGAAGGTCTGCTCGGAACGGAGCGTTTCCATCTTCGTCATCTGCGAAGCGAAGGTCAAACCATGTGAATGGCCCGCGTAAACCGCAAATTCGCTGGCCGCAAGACCGTCCGCGGTGCCCGTCGGGAGCAAGTTGGAGCAGTAAAGCGTGAAGCGATCGATCATACCGAGGCGACCGTTGCGGAGCATCGAAACGCCATCACCGGACAGATATGCCTGGCGGAGTTCGGACTGCTTGATCTGCGTGCAGGCCCAAGCCGGCAGGATGACCCAACGACCGGTCTCCGGGATATTCTGCTCGTCAAGGACTTGGCCGAGACGGAGGAGAACATCGAGGATCTCGACTTCACCGGAACCCGGCGAGCGGCCGACAACGGTAAGCGGGGTCGACGTAACGCCGAGATTCACATCAGCACTGATGCGACCGGCGCCGGTGCCACGATTCTCGGTAGCCTTGGCGTCGTCGAGGATACCAAGGAGAACCGCGGTATCAATCACGATTTTCATCTGCTCGGCGGCGTCGTCTGACCACATGGACAGGTTGTTCAGATCCGACTGCACTTCCATCACATCATCGAGGATGGTGTTGAAGTACTTGCCCTGATCAATATCCAACTCGACCAGGGTACCAACTGGGCGCTCAAGAGCGAGCGAACCGTCAGCACGGTAGTCGTTGATGGTGATCGTCGGCTTCGTGCGGATCTTGACCTTATCGCCCTGGTTCGCGATTTCACCTTCGTAGTCGGTGTTCGAGATCGCGGCCAGAACGGTCGAGTCGTAGAATTTTTCGATCAGTTTGCCCGACCAAATTTCGGGAATGAACCCATTGGCGTCGAGCGTGTTCGCCGTGCCACCGGCGGGGTAGACTGGGGGTGTGGTTACACCAGTTGCGAGGGGGAATGCCATGTCAAATGACCCTTAATGAGAAGTTGCTAACGTAAGCGCCCCTCTGCTTGCGCGGAGAAAATGATCTGCTCGTTTTCGTTCTTCTCTGCATCACGACCCCGGTACTTCCCGGAATTAACGTCCGCATAGAATTGAGCAATCTGGGCGCGCGAAATTATCGGCTTCTCAACGGGGGGCGTTCCGCCCGCCGGAGTCTTGGCTCTGCCGGGAGCCGCCAGATCAGCAAGCGGGACCTTTGGCGCTGGGAGCGGGTCGCTCGCAGCAAGGTCCGGCACACTGGGTGCGGGGTCCACGGCAGCCTCTTCAGCGAGGAAGCCATTGAAGAATGCAAGGACTCGAGAGCCATCGTTGCGCTCAAATGCTGCATTCAGCAGTCCCTGACGTATAGCACCAGAATAGGGATCTGGCAACTGGAGCCAAGAAAGAAAATTCGGGTCGTCATTAGTCACCCGCCAAGCCGGGATTCGCTCATCCAACGCAGTGAACATCCGGGTACGCGCATCCGCGGAAACTACTCCGGTTACGCCGTTGAGCCGGCTCTGCAGCGAATCCATCTGTTTCTTGATCGCCGCTACTTCCGGATTGAACGCGTCGCGCGCCTGGCGCCCAACTACATCCAGAAATTCAGACCCATATTCGCGCTCCTCATCATCGGTAATAGACCGGGATACGGGGACCGCCGCGGCAGGGTCGCCCGACGCGGGGGGCGTGCTCATCGTAGCCATGACGGATTGCATGGACGACACCTGCGACGTCAATTGCTGGACGATGCGTTCATTGCGGTCGTTTCGCCCGCGCATGGAGTTGTACTTATGCTCCCAGGAAGACTCATCCGCAGGGGCTGGGGCTGGCTCGGCCACGATAGGGGCGGCCGGCTCGGGATCAGGGGTAACTGGAGCTGGATCTACAGCGGCGGGCGCGGGTGTGGGGTCAACAACTGGATCAGCAGGAGCTGGATCAGCAGGAGCTGGATCAGGGGTATCGTACGCTGCTTTGTGGACCGCCGCGGCTTTGGCGGCGGCTGCGCGAACTGCTTTGGGTACTTTGACGTCAGGGTCTGTTTTGGCGGCTAGCCTGTTGCTGTTTTCGGCCATCGATTTTCTCCTGCATCTGGGCGGCACTCTGACGGCAGTCCGTGAACAAACGAAGGAGCGCAACGCTATTCTGCGCGCGGCCTTGGTTCGTCGGGAGGACCTCAAGCGGCGACGAGACGACGTGGTTGGTTATGGTTTGGTTGTATGCAGCAAACGCCTCTACGAATGCAAGCCATTCGCGATTAGCGGCGTGGGACAGCCGGACGGCTGCTTTGGTGAGCGAGATTTCAGCGTCAGTTGACATTGGAACTCTTGGTGAAAGGGGGCGAACATCGCTGCGCGCCCCCTCAGAGTATAGTTACCTCGGAAGGTTACACAGCCGTCGGCTGGATGCAACGAACTGCTTCAGAGGTTGACGTGACATTGGTAACCACGAAGGTAAATTCACGATTCTTCGAAGTCGCAACGGTCGCCGTACCGGACAGGGTGACGCCACTGCCCGTAAGGAACGTAGTCGTATTGTCCCCACCGTTGTCGTAAATGAACCGGAATGTCGTACCAACGGCACAGCCCTGGATCGCCGCAACGATGAGTGCCGCGGTCGGGAGAGTCTTACTATGCGCGCCGGGCGTACCCGACTGAACATAAAGACCGTCGATAATCATCGCCGCCGTGAGCGTTTCCGCACCGGTGGTCGCCGAGGTGACCGTGGATTTGTTCTGGGAGAGTTCGGTAATCGCACCGTTCAGGCTCCCGGGATCAGATTGTAGTACAGCCATTGGAGTAGTCCTTTCAGTAGCTAGGTTTCAGAGCCCGCCCTTACAGTGTATCAGGCACCAGTTTCGTCTGCGTACCGTCGATCAATGTACTGACGATCGACAGCCACGTATTATCAGCAACGCACATCAACCGGACAAACGTGCCTGCTACAACAGCACACTCGTTTGTTGCTCCGATAGTGACGTTATTCAACGTCGCTGATGCATCCGCAGACTGGATCTCGAAGCCCTGTACTGCGTATAGGTCAATGCACTTACCGACATCGCCGGCAACATTCGTCGGAAGATCGACAACGTCATTGGCGTTCGTGGTGTACGAGACCAGATTCAGCCCACCGAGGAACGTAAGTACCGCCGGAGTCGAATCCGCGGTAACCGCCGTTGTCTTGGTAAACTGCATCGAGCCAGTGATAGAAACATCGCCGGAGAACACTTCGGCCCCCGAATGCGTTTCCGCACCAGAATGCGTCTCTACACCCGAATGCGTTTCCGCGCCCGTATGAACGTGAGCCGCGGCAGTCGTTTTGACGCCGGTGATAGTTTCAGCGTCAGCGATCTTACTGGATGCATCGGAAATCCGATTCATCTCAACAAGAATGTCCTGGCTATCCAGGGCTAATTTATTTGCGAATGCCACGGTCTAATCTCCTCGTGGGTCTGGTTGCGCGGTAATGCGTACCCGTTACTGCCGTTTGGCCGGGTAGGACATGCCCTTACCGACCATCTTGTGGCCGCCACCAGCGGCGAACTTACCACCCCTGCTGGACGCCCCTGCGGTGGTACCGGGTTTTACCGTACCAGCCTTCGTTTTCGGGAGCATTTTCGTTTTCCCGCCACGAGCACCTTTGAGCGTGCCCGATGATTTCACCTTGTTCATAACATAGTCTCCTTACTTTGTATATATTACCGGCGACGACCACCGCGGCTAGGGGCGCTCATTGATCTACCCCGCATTGCCGCAAGCCCTCTACCACCACTGCGCGGGCCGCCCGCGCCTAACGCGCCACGGAGTTTTGTACCCATCGCCCCCGCGCGCGCCATACCAGGAGCGGATCGAGTCCGTTTAGCCCCAGCAGGACCACGCCCCACGTTTGCCGCAAGGCCACCTCTACCCAATTGCCCCGCAAGCCCCCGGCTACTACCGCCTGGGCGGCCACGAGACACAGCAGAACGGGTGCCCATTACAGGGCGCTTCCCGGCGGCACCGGCCGGACCGAAACTACCCACACGCTTTAGCGGATTACGTTTCCCCGGCCCGCTGCTAGGCCCACCTCTGTTTCGCCCAAAAGCCATATCTAACTCCTAATATTAGCCGGCACCGCCGGCGACCTTATTCTCGCGCGGACCCATATCATTAGTGGATGATTCGCCCGACTGCCCACCTTCTGCCTGCCCACCAAGCTCACCCATTTGCGCCTGTCGCTCTAATTCCTGAAGCTGCTCTTCCGTTGGTACGATGGTCTCGCCATCTAGCCCAATGGTTTGCGCAACGGAGCGGAGCACTGACGCGCGTCCTCGTGGTCCGACGATCTCGGCGTCCATAGGATTAGCTGTAATTTGCAGAAATTCGAGCTGACGCGAGCGTTGAGTTTCACGCTGCACTGCAACGTTGACCCCCATCACCCGGATCGACTCGTCGCCCCGCAAGACGCCGGTATCGTCGGTGAGCATGAGCATATCAAATAATTCAGACAAAAGGGGAAGAAAAATATCACGATCGATATTAGCCGCCACAGACTGCAGGATCTTTGATGCATTGCCCATAAGCATCGCCAAACCGGCTGCCGTACGCCCAGCGCCGCCGGAATTACCCCCGGTGGCATATTTTGGGATCGCGGATATGTCATCCGCCATCGAATTGAAATCTTTGTATACCTGCAGCAGCGCCGCGGCATTGGTATTCGGCTGGAAGAAGCTGATCGGCACCTGCGACTGGTTACCCATGGGGTCCGTGGTTACGTGCCACCGCTTCCAGGGGTAGAGGTCTTCACCGTCCTCTCCAGGCGCCAGCAGATCGTCGTTAATTACGACCTGCGGCCCGGAAGAAATTGAGAGGTTATTGACCAGGGCGCGGAGTGTTGCGTTGGCCACGTCCCCGATATCACTGAGAATATCAGGGAGCCCGTTGCCAACCGGTGTACCCGGCACCTTTTCAAATGATGTGATAAAATAAGGATGCCGCTTACGCGGGCTGGGTGCAAGCTGCACCTTGATAATGTGGCGATCGATCAACCATGCCTGCACCATATAATCACGCATCTCATCAGGGATCAGAGTCTTGTCCATCCCATATTCAAGTAGCGTACGCCCCTGAACATTGCCCTGGTACTCCAGACAACTGATAAGTCCGGAGCGATTGAACTGCGGATTCTCCCGACGTTCTTCAACTGCACGCTCGGTATCCGTCGAGTCCCATTCGTCGGCCAGGCCCCCACGGCCATACTCATCGAGTACCGCGCGTATGCCTTCAACGTTGTATCCAGGCAGGTCGAGCAGCTCATTAAGATCCGCGCGCGTGAGGCGCGTACGCTCGATGACGGCTGCATCCTCGATATCGGATACGCCCGGCGTCCAATACAAGTCGAATGGCGAGACGCGCTGCCACACCATCCGCGGCAGCGATTCGGTAACGGGGCGACCTTCGACCCATTTTACCGTCGGCATGACCCGGACAACGGGGCCTTTAAGGCACGCGAAGGGGAATAGCGGGAGATCGACGATGAACTCGGCGAGTGCTTTGTAGAACCCCCCGTCACTCAGTATCTCCTCGATCCGGTCTTCGGAGATAGAAGCGCGCTTAGCGGCCTGCTTTTTTTCAGCTACGCGCGCGCCCTCCATCAACTGGTTGACCCGGTCGCGAATGATTGAAGCGTCCGGCGCCTGACCAGCTTCGGCCAGCGTCTGGAGTTCAATCTGAACAAGCTCTTGAATCTTGGCCGCGATTTCCGGAGGGATATCCGGATCGGCCGGCGGGCGTATGCCCCATGATCGATCCGCGGCGAGATACACATCACGCAAGAGCGCGCTGGCACCGCGGCATTTCATTGCAATGATGCGCGCGTAAACTTCAGAGCCCCCGAATTTTCGGATCTCCGCTATTTTCTGCGCATCGTACTCGCCATTGAAGGTCCGCAAAGCAGAAAGCAAACGCTCGGACCAGCCAGCTAAATAATCATCGCGGTGATTTCGGAATTGTTCGTATTGGGTGCGAATGAACCCAGCCAGGTTAGACTCAACTACTGGATCAAGCGTATTGGCATCCTGAGCTTTGGCTTTTGCAACGTCGGCGTCCTTTATCGATTTCTCGAGAACCGCGGACGGCACAACGCGAAGAACACCCTGCGAAGGTATCGCTTGGGAGCTAGCCACTGCGCGGCCAATTGAAAATGCGTGGGTACACCATCGATCCTACCGTGCCTGCAAGCAGTCGGAATACATTTTACATCCCCCCCTTTATCGTATATCACGACGACATGCAACAGTTTAAGTACGGCATGGCCCCATGACCACGTTACCACAGATTTCGCCGGGCGAAGCGGACCTGGTGCTCGTAAAACTCGCTCGCGAAGTTGCTATCGACCACGCAACCATCGAAGCATTACTCGAGCGCTACCATCTGACCCACGATGAATGGCGCACCATTCAGAATAACCCACGTTTTCAGGCCCTACTCAGTACTGAGATCGAAGCGTGGCAATCGGCACTGAACACCGAAGAGCGCACCAAAATGAAGGCCGCGGCAATGGTGGAAGAATTTCTCCCCGAAGCCTATGGCCGCATGCACGACAACGGTGAGAATCTCCCGGCAAAGGTCGAACTCCTCAAACTCGTAGCCCGAATCGCCGGCTTGGGGATGACCGGTGTCGGCGTGGAAGGTGGCGGTGAGCGCTTCAGCATCAACATAAATCTCGGTGCCGACGCCCAGTTGAAATTTGATAAGGAAGTTACCTCGAAGGTAATCGACGCCACCCCGCTGGAGTAAACATGCCCGAAATCAATTTCGAAGCTCCCCCCACCGTCGCATCATTTATGAAATCCGAATCTTTCGGGCGGCTCATCGCCGGACCCGTAGGGTCCGGTAAAACCACCGGGTGTGTATTCGAACTTTTCCGGCGCGCCTGCGAGCAGGAACCGGCACCAGACGGTTTGCGCTACACCCGATTCGCCGTGGTGCGGCAAACACTCAAGCAGCTCAAAGACACGGTCCTCAAGGATATCGTCGGATGGTTGTCCGGCATCGCCCGCTACAAGGTCAGCGACAACACAGTTTACATTGAAATCGGCGACGTACGCAGCGAATGGCTCCTCATCCCCCTCGATGATCAGGAAGATCAGCGACGGCTCCTGTCCATGCAGCTCACAGGTGCGTGGATGTCGGAGTGTATCGAGATGGACTATGCGTTGATCGCCCCGCTATCCGGCCGCTGCGGCCGTTACCCGTCCACCCAGCAGGGTGGCGCTACGTGGTTTGGGATCATCGCAGACACGAACATGCCGTCCGAGGGCTCCGACTGGCACAAAATGATGGAACTCGACGTCCCACCGGATTGGCAAATATTTATCCAGCCAGGAGGACTTACTGATGGCGCCGAAAACCTCCCCTACCTTACACAGACCCCCGCGACCCGCACATTACCCCTCGACCATCCTGAACGTCTTGGCGCAGGGCGCGTGTATTACGAACGCCTCGCAAGGAACAACGGGGACGATTGGGTCAAGCGTTTCGTCCACGCGCAGTATGGCGACGATCCATCCGGCAGGGCGGTCTACAAAGACAGCTTCAAAGGCTCGTTCCACATAGTAGACGACCTCGAACCGGTCTATGGACACCCCCTCATCATCGGACAGGACTTCGGGCGCGACCCGTGGAGTGTACTATGCCAACTCGACCATCGCGGCCGTTTCCTCGTTCTCGAAGAAGTTGGTGCCGAGGATGTCGGGCTCGAGCAACACCTAGACCGGTCTCTTCGACCAGTTGTCACACAGCCGCGCTACTTCGGCCTACCCATCGCGCTTATTGGCGATCCGGCAGGTGTGGCAAAAAACTCACACTACGAAGAAACCAGTTTCGATCTCATCAAACGTAAGGGGTTCGTCGCTTTCCCCGCACCGACAAACAACATCGATCCGCGGATTCGCGCAGTGGAGGCTTTCCTACTCTCCCAGGCGGGTGGCGGCCCTGGTTTCCTCATCGACCGCAAGCGATGCCCCATCCTCACCCGGGCGTTATCCGGAGCGTACCGGTATGCAAACACCAAAGCCGGCCAGCGCAAGCCTACGCCAGAGAAAAATGAGGCATCGCATCCGATCGACGCACTGCAATATGCGTGCCTTGCGGCCAATGGTGGTATGGTTACTACTACGATCGCACAGCGATTACGCGTACGCCCGACACCAGTACGGAAGCGCCCCAGCGCCGCAGCGTGGACCTAGTCCTCCAGGTACTTGACCAACGCATCACGTAACTCTCGCGCATTTTTATACGGCAGGAGGAGATTCACGCGGAGCTGCGGGTCTCCGTGGTCCGGAATATGTTCGGCAAAAGTGAGGCGAACTCCAGCCTCCAACCCCACAAGATACATATCATTCACGTAAATCGCGGGGGCTTCGACTAACTTCTCTGCCCCTACCGGAGTGTGCTGAGCCATGGGATCTCCTATTTTTTCTTGAGTTTCTTTTTTGGTAGCGGGCGCTGGGTTTTCTTCGCCAGGGCACGCGCCTTCTTGACTGCGGCCGCGGAGCCCTCCGCCGGGTACCGGAGGTCCATTGATTTTTTATGATCAATTTTACCAGTCTTGCGGTCATAGACTATAACCGGCTGGCCCATGTTTTTATTGGTGTCAGAATTACCCCGCCCCGGGCCAAACATCCTGGCGGTTTCTTTTGCCCACTTCCGCGCTCGGGTACCAACGGGTTTCTTGGGGGCTTTAGTCATAACGGGATCTCCTGAGTTGAATACGGCACGAAGAGTGGGGGGAGGTTAATCGGCGCGCGATTTTTTAGCAATGGTATTTTTTGAGTTTTTGATTTTTTGCATGGGGGGTTTTTGAGTATTACATTTATATTACAATTGGATTTTGTTATGGTTGTATTTTTGGGACCCCTAACAAAGGATCACCCTACCATCGCCCCCCCTGTCCATTACCCCGTGGGGTAACATTCCCCAAACCGCCAAGGTGTAGAGCCACTCCCCACGGTCGTCGTGGATGTCGAGAGTTCGATTGGTCCGAGGCTGATGGACCTGACCATAGCGCCAAATACAGATCACCATAATAGGTGGCCGCCAATCGGATTGTAATCCGGGCCTAGTCTAAGGGCCATTGCCAGTCACGGGCAATAAATCGTTAGACCATAGGACGATCATATCCTAGCGACGCCGATGGTATCCTTGGCGATTATGAAGGATGCGCGAGACAAAAAAGCCTACTCCTCGCTCGCGCTACCCTTGCCTACGTCGATTGTGCTGGTTCCCGAGCTACCGATATGCCTATGTCCGAATGATCGTAGTGACAGTACGATCCCAACAAGAACAAGCCGCGCCATTGCATGGTGCGATGGCGCGGCCGTTCTGTTCTAACAATGGCGACTATCCCAATCATAACCTTATGAGGTAACAATATGGCATCTCGTTGGATGGCTCCTAAGCTGGTTAGTCTCAAGAAAACAAGTGCCGAGTATGGTGCGCAGACGCAACACGCCCGGCATATGTATGAATTGAGCTTTCCCGGTTCAACTGGCGAGCTTGCGGCAATCGCTGCAGCGAGCGACAAGCCGGTTCAAAAAATCGAAGCCGCGCATGCTTCCGGCTTGCGCGATGATATCGGGCGCGTTGGTAAACGCCGCGCTGAGTTCAATGGTATCGCGTATGGTAACATGCGAGGCACTGGCGGTGATGGCCGCCGTAACACTTCACTATCGCGTTTTGCGCGGTCGTCGACCGCACCGACAAAATACGCGCCGCTGGCGAGTGAAAAGCCGGCACGAGGATGCATCTAAAAAGACACAAAGTCGCCATTATTCGAGCAGAACGGCTGATCCCTGCCGCATGCAAGGTTAATGTTCTAATGTCGAAAGCACATTAGTCAATTAACAGAAAATTACAATGGCTAATCCCCCCGGCACGTAGGGGTATTGTTCTAATGTTCTAATGAATTATTATATAACCC